GGGGACGACTGAGCCACCCCCGCGAGACGCGGCCCCCTCCCGACGTCGCCGGGAGGGGGCCGCGCCAACGTTCGGGCAGGTCAGGGACGAACCTCGCCGAAAACTTGCGTTTTGCCGCCGCAGGGGGTATGATTGACCCCAGAGGGGCCGGTCGGCGGCCCCGGACCCGCAGGAGCCCCAGATGTCCGAGTTCTACGCCCTGGCCGACTCGATCCCCGCGTCCGCCCTCCAGGAGGGCATGACCCTCCACCGCGTCTCCCAGCGCCCCCTCTCCGCCGTGTTCGAGGAGGCCGTCGACGCCGAGGTCCTGTCCGTGGAGCCGTTCACCGAGCGCGGCCTCTCCTACGTCAGGGTCACCCTCCCCGGGGGCTCCGTCCTCAACCTCGCCGCCAATCGCCCCGTCCAGGTCCGCTGATGGCCGCCCGGACCGACGCCCTCGGCGTCGACGCGCGGGTCGGCGACACCGTGACGATCGGCGTGTGGGGCGGGCACGGCGTCCGCAAGATGGACGTCGGCCGCCGGGCCGTCGTCGAGGGTTTCGGCCGCCCCCGGCCGGACGGGACCGCCCGCCTGATCCTCGCCCACCCCGGCGACGGCGAGCCCTCGCCCATCGCCCGCGGCGAGCACGAGCCGGTGACGTACGTGCTGGTCGCCCGCCGCGACGGCCAGCCCGGGCACGAGGGCAACAAGCCCGCGCACATCGAGGTCCGGACGCAGGTCGTCCAGCGCTGCTCCGCGTGCGGCAGCGACGCGGAGCACCACGTCACCTACGTCCGCGAGCACGGGAAGTGCGTGCTCTAATGCCGTTCCAGATCGAGGTCACCCACCGGCCGTCCAGCCGCTTCGGAGACAGCACGCCCGAGGTCCTGCCCGAGCCGACTCGCCTGCAACGCCTCCGGACGCGCACCGCTCGCCGGGCCCGGATGATCTACGGCGACGCGCCCGAGGTCGTCCTCAGGGACGAGCACCGGCACGGGGCGCCGCCCGCGACGTGGGCGGGCCGGGGGGCCGCGGACGCTACCGTCGAGCGGCTGGCCGACATGGGCTGGTCCGCCCGGGTCGTGGAGGTATCATGACCCGTCGAGTGTCGGGTGCCGGTCCCCACAGGTGCCGTACGGCCCGAGAAGTGACCGGAAGCGCTACGCCCCGGATGTGGTAACGGCTGACTACCGCCCACGGAGGAACGGCTAAGGCCCAGAGGAGGCCCCCACCAGGACGGTGGGGGCCTCCGCTGCGCGACGGGGCGGCTCATACCCTCCCGGTCAGCCTGAGCCGGGCCAGGAGGGCTCCGGAGAAGACCAGGGCGGTACCTAGGACGGCCCAGTAGGGCCCGACGATGCCCGCCCCTACGGCTCCCCCCGCGGCGCACAGGGCGGCGCAGAGGGCCAGGGACAGCAGCCTCAGCAGGACGGCCCTGTCGGACAGCGCCTCGGCCCAGCCCCGGGCCTCAGTCGAGAACGCGCGATACATGGCCCACCACGTAGTTGAGGGCGAAGGCGCCCATCAGGTAGCGGAACCACGCCGGGAGGTCGCCGGGCCCGCCGAGCAGGGCGACCAGGACGACGGCGGCGAGGCCGATCCAGAAGCCCACGCAGAACGGGCACTGCAGCCCCTCGATGTAGCGGCCCCACCGCGGGGTCATCCGGGCGCGGTCGCCGTGGCCGTACAGGCGCTTGTAGAGCGGCCCGTAGATCCACCACTGGCCAGGGACGTTGTCGGTCGTGACGAGCCTCGTCACCCGCAGCGTGGCCAGCGCCAGGAGCGCGAGGTCCATCAGGAACAGCAGGATCTGCATGTGTGTTGCCCACCCATCTCGTTGTGTCTACTTGAACGACGGCTCGGGCTCCGGCGGCGGCGGGTCGATCCCGTTCTGCCGCAGCCCGTACTCCAGCACCGCCGCGCGCCTCGACCAGTACGCGCCCCAGGCGCGCTCCCGGCTGAGTTGGTCGCGGCACTCGGCCTCGTACTTCTCAAGGCGGCCGATCGCCTTGTCCTCGCGGCCCTCCGCGGAGTTGCGGAACGCGAGGACGCTCTTGACCACCGTCCAGACGAAGGTCGCGCCGCCCGCCGTCAGCAGCGCCAGGATGACCGTCTGGACCGTCTGCTCGCTCGCCACCGCCATGACGACCGTCTGGGCCGCCCGCGCGCTCACGACCGGCCCCCGTCCCCGGGGGCGTGGTGCTCGGCTATCCTGAAGACCGCCAGCACGACCCGCCACCGGACCAGGATGAGGACGCTGAACGCGAGCAGGAGGAGGAGGTTGGCGGTCGCGATGTAGGGGGCGGCGGCGTACCCGGACCTCCATATGAGGATGCCGAGGATCGCGAACGCGGGCCCGATCAGGGGCAGGCCGACGAACTCCCCGTACCAGCGCACCGTGGCGGCCCCGGACGCGGCGATGAGCCCGCCCCACCAGAGGAACCACGCCATGATCTGCCCGAGGGCGCCGTACGCGGCCTCCACGAGGGGGCTGACCGCGAGGAGGAACCCGCCCAGCCCGATCAGCGTGTAGGCGAGGGACCTCATGACGCGGAGGAACTTCGACTGCCGCCAGCGGCCGTCGGGCGTGTTGATCCGGTGCATGGCTCTCCCGAGACGGTCGAGGCTCAGGGCCTCGGCGGGACGTCGCGGAGGAGGCCCTTGCCCGAGGTGTCCTCCACGAGGTTCCAGGCGAGGTTGACCACCGCGACCACGCCCGCCACCGTGGCCGAGGTCGCGAGGTACACGAGGCCGTGGCCGTCCGGGAAGGGCCGCTGCCCCTCGCTGGCCGCCCAGGCGGTCAGTTCGTTGAGCCAGCCCAGCAGGCCCGGCACGAACAGAGCGAGGGTCGTGATGACGAAGGTCCTCGCCGCGCGGCGCGCGGACTCGGTGCGCAGCAGCGCTACGATCTTGTGCTTCATGCCGGTACTCCTCGTCGAAGGTCTGTCGGCCACCATTCTCACCCGCCTCACACGTAACCGCCTCCGCCGACGCGGGCCGACGACTGCACGGCCCGGCTCGGCGGGTAGGCCCGGGGCGCCGACATGGCGAGGCCGTCGTCCCGGGGGTACACCCGCCGCGGGGGCGGCGCGAGGTCCAGGGGCTCGTACGACACGACGAGGGCCACGTACGCGACCTCGTACGTCAGCAGGTCGAACGACCTGACGTGCCCGTGGACCTCGCCCGCGGCGAGGGAGTCGCGGAGGCGGTTCCACCCGGCGGCGGCGAAGGGCAGGAAGAGTTCCGTCTGGTAGACGAGGTCGCGGGTCCACGCCGCCGACATGGCGGCGTCCCCGCCGAAGTAACTCCACTCGCCCGGCTCCAGGAAGCGCCCGCCGTTCACCGACGCGCTGATCTCCCCGGCGCCCCCGAGGGTGCGGTGGATCACGTCGAGGTACACGTAGGCGGTGCCGTCGACCTCCTCCGCGGGCGGCAGGGAGGCGGGGTCCGTCTGGGACGAGATGACGCCGAGCCGGAACCCCTCGCCGAACGGGCCCCCGGTCCGGGTCGCGGCCTCGAAGCCTGCGTTGTCCATGGTGACCCGGGACGCGGTGTCCTCGCTGGCCAGCGCGCCCGGGCCGGTCTCCGAGCCGTGGGCCGCTATCGCGGGGCGGTCGTCGCGCGGGGGGCTCCCGGCGACGCCGCTGCTCATGAACCGCGGCGAGCGCGTCTCGGGGATCGCGTTGGGGTCCCAGAAGCGGTCCTCGTCGCCGAGGGGGACGACCAGCGTCTCGGGCATCAGGCGCCCGCCTCCAACTGGTTCCACATGACCCGGCCGCCGGAGAGCGCCGCCGCCCCGCGGACGAACACGGCGAGGTAGAGCACCGGCTCCGGGCCGGTCCTGTAGGAGAAGCCCGCGTCGTCGCGGTGCAGGCCGGTCAGCGGGTCGTCCTTGCTCTTGCGCCCGGGCGAGTAGCCGCACGGCTCCTCGTCGGTCCCCGCGGCGTAGAGCAGGTCCCTCTCGCGGAGGGCCGCGGCCACCTTCCGGTTCTCCCAGCGGCGGGCCCCCGCCTCGGTCAGCGGGTCCGGCACGAGGTGGTTGAGCCGCGCCGCGGAGGTCCGGCGGCCGAGGACGGCGCACGCGGACTCGACGCCGTCCCCCTCGGCGTCCAGCACCTCCAGCCTGATCCTGGACACGGTGCCCTCCTGGCCCGCCACGACCTGCACGACGTTCCAGCCCTCGACGAGGTCGACCGCGTTGTCGAGCGTGCCGCCGACCTCGTCCCACGGGTCGATGGAGTCCTTGACCTCCGTCGACGCCCGCGGGCCCCGGCGCCTGCGGGCCGGGTCGTTGCGCGTCTCCCGGTTGCGCTCGATGATCTCCCAGACCTTCGGGGCGTCCCGGGCCTGCGTGTCCACGGTGAGGGTGACCGACTCGGGCGTGACGTCGACCGCCGCCACGTGGACGACCGGGCTGCCGAAGCCCGGCCGCACCCGGCCGTTCATGCCGGGGCGGATCTCCCGGGCGTCCATCAGCATCTCCGGGGTGACCGCCGCGCCGGTCGGCACGTCGCCGCGGAGGACGGCGCCGCCGTAGAGGGCGATCGTGCCGACGTAGTTGTCCTCGCCGCGGTCGACCTCGGCCTCGGCCCAGTCGCGGATCTTCCCGCGCCTGTGGCCGCTGCCCATGTCCACCTGCAGGTCGACCTTGGGGCGGTGCGGGTCGTACTTCCGGTTGCGGCCGATGACCGCGCCGGACGCCGAGCGGCGGTAGGGCCGCGTGTAGGACCGCTGCGCGGCGGGCTGGATCGAGGACCCGCGCAGGCTGTAGCCCGTCTTGTCCAGGTCCCACAGGACCCGCCACGTGGCCGGGTCCATCTGCCCGAGGTCCGGGCCGGGCGTCGGCGTGGTCCCGGCCCTCTCGCGCAGGGTGATGACGGCCTGCCGGACGTCCTCGTCGTAGCCGCCGGGCTTGTCGGCCAGCGACAGCAGGCCGACCGTGTAGAGGCGGTTCACCATGACGGAGATGCCGAAGCCGTCGATGGTGTCCTCGTTGGTCGTGCCCACGTTGAAGGCCGCGCCGCCCGCCATGGGGTAGTCGGGCACCCGGCCCTGCTGCAGGCCCGGGTACACGCCGAAGCGGACGCGCTGCCCGGCCGGGGTGACGCCGGTCGCGTACACCCGGTTGGGCTCCTCGGCGAGGTCGCGGCGCAGCGCGGGCACGGAGAGCGCGTCGTCGCAGAAGACCGTGAAGTGGACGGTCCCGGTGTCCTTCTGGGCCATGCGGTACGTGCCCGCCTCGTCGGGCATGACCGTCCACTGCGCGCCGCCCCGGGTCCAGCCCCGGGCGCACAGTTCGTCGATGTAGTCGACCAGGCTGTCGGCGCCGAAGGTCGCGCTCTCGATGCCCGTCTCCGGCCCCAGCCGCGGCTCGAAGGGCAGGTGGAGGTCCCGGATCGCGCGCCACGCGAGTCGGCCGATGTCGAGGAAGTCGCGGAAGATGGGCTGCTGCTTGCCCTGCATGGCCGCGCGGCCCTGCGCCTCTCCGCCCAGTTCGACGGTGACCCCGGTGCCGTCCGGCTCCCACGCGACCGAGAGGCCCCTGTACACCTCGTCGACGACCACGTCGTCCAGCACCGTCTGGACGACGACCTCCTTGCCCATCTCCAGCCACCCGACCCCGGGGCTGACGCCGGGCTCCTCGAAGATGCCCGACACCTGCGGCAGGCTGAGGGTGCCCGGGCCGTAGAGCAGCGGCTCGGCGAGGCCGTAGGTGACGTCGGGCGTGACGACGTCCCTGAAGTAGGTGATGTCCCTGCCCCCGTACAGGATGCGCTGCCGGGCCCGGGGGGCCTGCGCCTGCGACACGGAGAAGGTCGGCGTGGCCCCGGACATGGTGACCGGGCCGAACGCCTGCGCGAGGATCACCGACCCGCCCACGGGGACGCCGTCCACCAGGAGGGGCGGGGGCGCGGGGACGACGGCGGGCTCCCACGTCGCGACCCCGTAGCCGTGCCGCGCCCGGCCGCCGACCCTGTTGGTGGTGTCGGTCTCCTCCGGCGGGACGGTGAGGCCCCCGGCGGAGTCCGCCTCCTCGGCCCGCCCGAGGTCGCCGAACTGCGGCAGCGTCAGCGTGCCCGCGGAGTCCGACTCCTCGGCCCGCCCGAGGTCGCCGTACTGCGGGATGACGAGGGGCACCCCGGTGTCCGTCTCGACGGCCCGCCCGAGGTCGCCGAACAGCGGGGGCGTGACGGCGTTCGCCGCGTCCGTCTCCGTCACCTTGTCGAGGGGGGCGGTGTACGTCTGCGAGCCCGTCAGGGCCCACGGCAGGCCCGTGTCGGTGACCGGGTGGGCCTTGAAGACCGCGTAGTAGTCGCCCAGCGTGCGGGAGGTGAGGAGCCGCCGGACCCGGACCTTGCCGCCCTGCGCGATCCCGGACCACTCGAAGTACGGGCCGGACGGCTCGTTGTCCCCCATCGACGGCTCGAACCACGACCGGTACCAGCCGTCGCCCAGGTCCTCGGTCAGCAGGTCGCTCTCGTTCGAGCCGACCGGGTTCTTCATCCGCATGTCGGGGGTGACGCCGCTCTCCACCGCGTCGATCTGCCACTCGACCGCGAGGAACGTCTCGTCGAGGATGGTGCTGATCCGGCCGGTGCGCCGGGTCTGCAACTGGAACCCGGTGGCGTACGCGTACGGCCACTCCCACTCGATGACGCCGTCGTCGTACGTGGTCGTGATGCCGATCGACTGCGCGAACCAGTTGTTGTCCTTCCAGTTCACCCCGGGGAACGGCGCCTCCTCGTACATGGTCCCGGGCGGGCCCGACCGGACCAGCCCGGCGGCGTCGTTCTCCGTGGCCCGGCCCAGCGCCCCGGACTGCCCGGCGACGACCTCGCCGAGCCTCCACTGCTCGATCCGCAGCCACCGCGCGACGGTGGAGGTGACGGTCGTCTGGTGGGACTGGTCGTCCGCGGTCGGGTAGCGGTAGGCGATCCGGCCCTGCTCGAACGAGCCGCCCCAGCCGTCCAGCGACCTCCAGTCCGTCGCCGGGACGCCCGGGTTCGGGAACGTGCCGTTCGCGTTGGACCCGCCCAGCGTGGCGACGTCCAGCACCACCTCGCCGAGGTCCGCCTCCAGGGCCGTCGCGGTCAGGGTGGTCGCCGAGCCGTTCGCGGACTTGTCGGTCGTGTGCGCGCTCGCCGCGGTCGACGACAGGCCGCGCACCACCACCACGCTCACCGTCCCGGCGAGCCCGGCGTCGGGGGTCACCGTCACGTTCCCGGGCGTGGTCGCCCCGCGCCCGAACGCCATGATCGCGGTCGGCTCGCCGGACGTCGAGGACTCCCCGGTCCGGTCGATCGTCCACGTCGCCCCGAGGCCGCTGACGGTCAGCCCGAGGCTGGAGGTCGACTGCTGGATCTGGACCGCCACCACGACGAGGTCGTTGGCCAGGAACTCGGACGCGGTGACCGGGATCACGACCGGCGTCGACGCGTTGGCCGAGATCCGCGTCATCAGGCCGAACACCTGCTTGTCGGGCTGCGGGTCCGCGGTCACGTGGATGGTGCTGACCACGCCCGTCCGGGTCGCCGTCGCGCTGAGGGCGGCCGTGAACGTCTCGTCCCCGGTCGCGGTCCGGTAGCCGAGGCTCGTCTCGACGAACAGGTCGTCCTTGCCGGTGGCGGCGGCGTCGAACGCCGCCGAGGGCGTCCACGACGGGGTGCCGGTCCCGGCCGCCACGGAGTAGACCGCGAAGACCTTGTCGTCGGCGTGCAGCGTCCGGGCGGGCGTCGTGCCGGACGCCGCCGCGATCTTCAGGCCGTGCTCGATCGCCGAGAGGTACGACCCGTCCGCGGCCCGCAGGTGGAACACCCACACGGTGCCGCGGAACGACGAGTGCGTCAGGGTGATCGCCGCCGTCGAGGTGCCGCCCCGGCCGAGGTACACCGGTGTCACGGCAGCGGTGTGGGCCTGCGTCGCGCCGGGGTTCTCGAACAGGCTGTGCCTCGTCCACGTGGCCCCGGCGCCCGCGACGGCGCTCGCCCCGATCGAGCCGTCCGAACTGGACCCGGCGACCACCATGATCAGGTCGTTCGTCTGCGGCGTGTTCGTCAGGGTCGCGACCGTCGTCGGGGACGCGGGCGCGTTGAGGTCGACCTTGAACTGCTCGACGATGTTGACGGCTACCACCGCCGCCCTCCCTTCCGGGCCGTGGGGAGGGCTGGGCTACACGGCGCGGTAGTAGCCGTCCGCGGCCACGGTCGCGGTGATGTCGCCGCCAGCCGGGGTCATCGGGAAGTCGTGCTTGGTGAGGGGGATGATCGAGGTGTCGTCCCCGCTGGTCGTGTCCGGGTCGTAGCAGATGACGATCGCGGCGATCGCGGGGCCGCCTGCGGCGGTCCACACGGGGTCGTCGGCGTCCACGTCCACCCAGTCGTTCGTGTCGTCGACCGTGACGGTGTTGCCGGTCAGGGTCTTGCGGCCCATGGTGGTCTGCTCGTCGGACGTCCCCGCGAGCAGCGCACCGAGGGTGTCGTGGTCCTTCATGGTCGCGTCGGCCTCGATGACGTCCGCCTCCAGCGGCACGGCGATGAGGGCGTCGTTGGCGGCGGGCAGGCCCGCGTAGTACGCCACCTTGCCCTTCGCGATGTTGAAGACGAAGTTCGCCATTGTCCTTGCTCTCCTTGGTCAGTCGTCGTCGAGGTTGTTGTCGTAGAACACGGCCAGCCTGACCGCGATCGGGGAGCCCGGGCCGGTCACGTCGAGCGGCTGGGAGAGGGGGGCGCTGTCCCACCAGAGGCCGGTGACCGGGTCCTCCAGCGCCCAGTGGGTCACGGTGCCGGGGTACTCCTCCAGCGGCGCGGGGAAGACGGGGTCCGGGTCGGTGCTCTTGATCCCCCCGGCCGCGGGGGCCCAGTCGTCGTTGGACATGGCCGCCGGGGCGTAGCCGTTCGGGACCAGCACGGTTCCGCCCGCCCCGTCGTCCACCTCGGACTCGTCCGGGACCTCGACGCCGTCCCCCTCTGGGTCGCCCATGAACAGGTGGACCAGGAGGTCGTCCGGGGCGCTCGGCCCGCGGTCCGGGCCGTAGTCGTTGTCGAGGGACCGCTCCTGCGCGGCCTGGTCGCGGATCGGCACTACGGGCTCCCCTCCGGGTTGACGGGCAGCCCAAATGTACCCACGGCGACGTAGAGGCCGTACAGGTTGACGTCGACCGCGCCCCACTTGACGAGGGTCGGGAACGTCTCCCACGGCCCGGCGACGGCCACCGGGGGCTCCGGGTCGACGGCGGAGAGGTCCGTGGCCGTGGCCTCGAACTCCCCGGGCCACGCCGCGAGGGCGTTGGCGAGCAGCGTCTTCCGGGCCTTGAGGTCCGCGATGGACGTGCCGCGCACGACGACCTCCATCGGGACCTCGCCGGAGTCCGGCACCGCGGCGAGCAGCGCGGCGCCGCCGACGTAGGCGGACGGGGGCGCCCACAGGTAGCGCAGCGCCCACTCGGGCTCGCCGAGCGTGGTCCACTGGATGCCACCCTCGCCGGGCGGGCAGTCGTCCGGGATGACGAGGGGGCTGCCCGCGGGGCCGACCGCGACCGACACGCTGACCTCGGTCCTCATGACGCCGCCGCCACCCTCCGGCCGCCGAGCGCGGCCTGGCGCCTCCGGGCCCGCACCTGCTTCTCGAACTCGCCGTAGTTGTGGGGCATCATCCGGGCGATGTAGACGTTCCCGCCGCCGTCGCCGCCCTCGCGCTCCTCGACGATGCGCCGCGTCTCGGAGGCCGTCTTGACCTTCGAGCCGCGCGGCAGGTCGACGAGTTCCGGGCCGCGCTCGCCGACGAGGGAGAGCCCGCCCGGGGCGTAGTTGGTGCCGTTGCGGAACGCGGGGATCGTGAAGTCCGGGAGGGGGCCCGGGCCCTTGATGGTGAAGGGGAGGTTGAGGGCCCCGTTGATCGCGCTCTTGAGGTCGTTGATCAGGCCGCCCGCGAACTCCTTGGCCTTGCCGAGGCCGCCCATGATGCCGCCGATGATCTTCTTGCCGAGGTCCGTGCCCGCGTTGAGGAACGAGGCCGCGAAGCCCAGCACCTTGTTGGGGATCTTCTTGATGAAGCCCAGCACGCGCCCGAAGCCCTTGCTGACGACGCCCCACAGGCCGCCGACGACCTTGCCCACGATGGTCCGCACGAGGCCGAACGCCTTGCCCACGGCCGTCGCGACGCCGCGGACGACGCCGCCGACGTAGCGGCCGATGAAGCCGAAGACGCGGGAGACGATCGCGAAGGCGACCCGGAGCGTCCCGCCGATGACCTTGGCCGCCCCGCGGAAGACGACGCCCACGACCTTGCCGAGGCCCCTCAGGACCGGCCCGACCTTGCCGAGGATGAACGAGGTCAACTTGATCAGGGGCGCGAGGAAGCGGCCGATGACGGGGACGAACTTGACGAGGCCGATGACGACCTTGCCGACGACGCTGCCCCAGTTGACGAAGGCGAGGATGATCGCCGCGATGATCGGCGCGAACTTGGTGAGGATCGGGCCGAGGAACCCGGACACGACGGAGACGAGCGGCGTGATCGCCGACGCGATGCCGCCGAGGAAGTTGAGGCTCTGGCTGATCAGTTCGCCGATGACGCTGCCGATGCCGGACAGCAGGGGCGCGACGGCCTCGAACAACTTGGCGAACTTCGGCCCGTTCTCGGCGAAGGCCGCGCCGACCTTGTCGAGGATCGGGGCGACGGCGGCCTGGACGCCCTGGAAGACGCCGACCACGACGGGCAGGACGTTCTCGAAGACCGTCATGAACTTGCCGAGGATCGCCGGGTCGAACAGCGGGGCCAGGAGCGAGGCGCCCTTGCCGAGGCCGCGGAACAGCCTGCCGCTGACGTCGATGCCCTTCTGCGCCCAGTCGGCGATCGCGTTCTTGGTCGAGGCCAGCGCGGTGAACCGCTTGAGGTTCCCGGTCAGGCGGACGAAGGTCTTGAGGAGGTTGTTGCCCGGCTGCACGGCGGCGCCGAAGACGTTCCTCAGCACGGAGCCGAGGTTCTTGGTGATGCGCCACAGCCGGAGGACGGCGATGCGGCCCTGGACGAACTTGTCGAAGAGGCCGTCCATGTTGTCGCCGCTCCGGGCGAACCGGGCGAACTGCCGGGCGTTCTCCGCGACGCGCTCGGCGAGTTGCCGCGCGGCCGGGAGCAGCGCCACGTAGACGCGCAGGATGCCGTTGAGGACGGGGCGCGCGGCGGAGCCGAGGGCCTTGAAGACCTCGTTGTTGCCCTTCAGGGCCCGCCCGAGGCGCTGCTGCGTCCCGGACAGTTGGGCCCAGTCCATGAGGCCGCGCAGGACCCGGTTGGCGATGACGCCCGTCTGGGTGAGGTTCGTCCTCAGGACGGGGATGTACGTCCTGCCGAGGCCGTCGAGTTCCCGGGCGACGCCGCGGAACACCTCGCCCTGCACCGACCTCCTCAGCCCCTGCCACGCCGGGGCGAGGACCTTCAGTTCCTTGACGACCTTCTGCGCGGCCGGGGCCAACTTGGCCATGGCGCCCTCGGTGCCCTTCAGGGCCTCGGAGAGGCCGCCGGTCGCCAACTTGAGGGTCGTCTTGGCCTGCACCAGCGAGCCGATGACGCCGAGGAGCCCGAACGACGCGTAGGACGCCTGCGCCGCGGAGCCGACGAACGCGACGAGGCCGCCCGACAGGGCCGAGACGGCCGACGTCAGGACGGGCACCGACGCGACGAGGGCGCCGATCCCCAGGCCCCGCAGGCTCGGCATGCTCTTGGCGACGTCGGAGCCCAGGTCGGTCACCGCGGAGGTCACCGAGGACAGGCTCTCGGTGAAGCCCGCGGCGAACGACGACCCCATGAGGGCCCCCCGCTGCGCGAGGACCCGGTTCTTGATCTTGAAGCCCTTGAAGAAGCCCTGCGCCATGTGCTGCCCGAGGGCGGCCCCGGCCTTGTCGAAGTCGCGCTGGACGCCCTTCTCGGCGGCGCGCACGGAGGTGCGCGTCTCGCCCTCGATGTGGTCGCCGTCGACGTGGAGTTCGACGTACGCGTCCGCGATGCTCGTCACGCCGTCACCCCGCGCCGCTCAGCGCCGCGACGAGCCCGCTCAGCGCGGACTCCTCGTTCTTCTTGGTCCACGGGGAGCGGTCGTCCGTCACGGCCCTCCCGCTCGCCCGGGCGCGCTCGTCGGGCAGGTTCAGGCGCATGTCGAACTTCGCCTTCTCCTTCTCGTCGGCGTCCTCGGTGGCGTAGTGGTACGTGAGGTCGAGGAAGGAGTCGATCGCGATCGACATCGGGTCCACTCCTCTCGCTGCGGCCCACCCGTTGAACTCGTTCCAGTTGTCGCTAGCGACCCAGACCAGCCGGGCCGCTACGTGGTAGGGCGGTTGGACACGTACTCCACGAGCCCGGAGACGACCTCCCCGATGGTGTCGATGTCGAGGTCGTCGCCCTTGTCCTTCAGGCGGCCGTAGATGATCGCCCGGTCCTCCTCGGTCAGGCCCTCGTCCAGCCACTCGAACGCGGGCCTGGCCTCGTCGATGTCGGTCACGGCCTCGAACATGGGGAGCACCATGCCCGCCTGCTTCGGCGGGGTGAACGTGAAGACGTGGTCGCTGCCCTCCAGTTCGAAGGTGACCGGCTCGGTGCGGCGCTTGGCGACGCCGAACTTCAGGTCAGCCATTGGTCACGTCCGCCGGGGGCGCCGCGGGCTCGACGCCCTTGGGGACCGGGGGCCGGTCGGAGGCGGTCGGCCGGGGCCGCTCGCCGCTCTTGCCGCAGTTGCATCCCATGTCTGTAGTCCACCCTTTCCTCTGTGCCCGCCATCCTACCTTGACTTCAGCGGAAGTCCTCAATGCTCGTGGCCTCCACGGCCTTCGTCAGCATGCGCACCGCGGGCACGCCCCTCGTCGAGTAGGTCGACACCCAGCGGTTGCCGATCTTGAAGACGAGGAGGGGCGCCCGGCGCGCGAAGATCGGCCCGGTGCCGAGTTCCTGGAAGAGGGCGTGCCTCACGTTGGAGCCGATCCTCCACGTGATGCTCGTCCGGCCCTGCTCGGTGAGTTCGCTGACGATGCTGTTCCGCATGAGGCCGGTGTCGACGGTCGCGCCCTCCTTGCCGCGGTCGCGGATCCGGCCCGCGGCGCGCTGCGCCTTGCGGCCGATCGTGCCCGAGGGCTGGAAGAGGCTGGTCACGGCGCCCCGCCGGACCTTGACCCTCACGGCGCCGCCGCCGCCCGGGCCCTCGTCACGTCGAAGGTGAACGCCCACTCGAAGCCGCCGCAGCAGCCCTGCGGCCCGAGCGGCGTGCCCGTCTCGACCCTCAGGCTCTTCCAGTTGACGAACCTCTGGCCGGGCTGCCGCCAGCCCTCGACGACCCACTCCTCGCCCCGCCAGTCCTCGATCGCGAAGAGCATGGTGTCGGAGTCCTGCGTCGTCTTGAGGGTGTCCCCCTCCATCTGCTCCGGGTCCGGCGGGTTGCCCTCGCTGTCGAGGCAGTGCATGCAGCGCACGACGCCGATCGCGGCGCGCACCTGCACGGTCGTCACGCCGCACGTCTGGGAGTCGGAGGGCCGCGCGACCTGCGAGACGACCCTCACCCAGAGTTGCCCGCCGCGCCTGCCGCTGACCTCGTCGGGGTCGTCCTCGCCCGGGCAGCAGTCGTCCCAGACGACGTTGTTGCCCGGGGCCAGCACGCTCATGTTGACGGCGCGGTCCTCGTCGGCCAGCATCCGCTCCGCGAGCGCGAGGAGGGCCTGCAGGGCGGGGCCCACGGTGTCGGTCACGCGGTCGTCCTCCGCCCGGTGTGGAAGTCGGGGGAAGCCACGGAGAAGCCGATGTCGGGCTTGGTGACGCTGGCGACCCACGAGTCGACGAGCCAGATCCCCGTCTTGCCCTTGTCCAGGTCCTCGAACTGGTCGATCATCATGGCGACGGTGACGCCCTGCCGGGTGACGGTCTGGACCCTCTGCGGGAGGGCGCAGCCCTTGTCGCCGACGATCGCCTTGGCGAGTTCGCAGGCCAGCCTCCCGGCCGCGACCCGGCCGCCCGCGGGGACCGGGGCGCCGACGCGGACGGTGACGTCCCACGTGCCCTCCTCGCCCGCGGGGAGGCTCATGTCCTGGCAGTAGGGCCAGCGGCCCCCGTCCTGCCGGACGAGGAGCCGGTGCTCGTCGACGCGGTACGCCTCCGGCGCGAGCGCGGCCCCGCCGACCCTCACCTCCGTGACGTCGTAGACCGCGCGCTCGAAGGCGATGGTGGTGCCGTCCGGGCCGCAGCCGCAGGCGTCCAGGCACGCCGCGCCGCCGCAGCCGAGGTTCATCCAGCGGCCGCCCACGAGGGCGGGGGTCCAGCGGCGCAGGCCCGGCCCGCCCTCGCGGCAGCCCTGCCTGCACGGGCGGACGGTGGCCTCCATGAGGCCGAACTGCCGCCCGGTCCAGCGCCAGAGGAGTTCGGTGGCCATGTCCTCCACGGCCTCGCGGCCCGTCGCGGACATGTCCGCGAGGGCCTTGCACGCCGGGGCGTCGTCCTCGCCCGGGACGGCGTAGTCCACGGGCCACTCGAAGGGTGTCGCCACGGCGCCTCTCCTCTTGTCGGGCCTATGCTACCGCGCCCGGCCCGGGGCGGGTGGGGGTGCCTCCGGGCCGGGCGCGGCGGATCAGGGGGTGGGGGCGGGGTCGGCCGCGTAGGCGACGCAGCCGCACGCGCTCGGCGGCGGGGCCACGCCCGTCTCCATGATGAGCATCGGCTCGGTGGGCAGCAGGGCCTCGGGCAGGAAGTCCGGCCACGGCTCGCCGACGCCGTCGCCGTCCGGGTTCATCAGGACGCGGTGGTTGCCCACGCCCCACGCGTTGCCGGACACGGTGTAGGCGCCGGACATGGAGAACGTCACGGCGTTCTCGCCGTCCACCGTGATGTCGCCGATGACGCCCGCGTTGACGCAGGCGAGGAGCACGTAGCCGCTGGCCTCCTCCACGTCCGGGTCGGTGACGGTGCCGTCGATGCCGGTCCAGATCTCCAGCCCGAACTTCTTGTCCACGGCGCCCTCGTAGACGGTGACGCCCGCGATGTCGCCCGCCCAGTCGGCGTAGGCGTTCATGTTGGTCATGAAGGAGAGGAGGTCGGGGTCGACGCCGCAGAACTCCATCTCCAGCGTGAAGCGGAGGAAGGAGTCGGGGCCCTTGTAGTTGATGCAGATCGCGCCGTTCGCCTTGCGCGTGGTGATGGTGACCCCGTCCTCCGTCTCGGACGAGAGGGTGAGGCTGGCGAACCCGTCCGTGACGACCTCGCTGCACTCCCCGGTGATGACCGGGCGGCAGGACTGGTCCATCTTGGACACGCGGATCTTCTTGCCGAAGATCGGCTTGAAGCACTTGGTAGGCATTCCTGTGTTTCCTTTCTTCGGCTCAGGCTGTCAGGTCCATGCGGACTGCCCCGACCCCGCACGGGTCGAAGCCCACGACGTACTGCCTCTCGGCGATCGCGTAGTGGTCGTTGTTCCCCTGGTCGAGGGCGCTCGCCGCGAGGACGGGCCCCCGGTACCCGAAGAGGGCCGGGGACGCGATCAGCCACGCCTCGTCGGCCACGGGCGCGGGGTCCCCGCCCTCGGTGACCGCCGTCACGGCGACGCCCGCGTTGGTCAGGCCGGACCCGTTGGCGGTCGTCAGCGGGAGGCCGACGTACGGGCCGTCGAAGGTGAGGTCCACCGAGCCCGGGAGGGGGCCGCCCGTGGCGGTGACCTCGATGTCGGTGGTCCCGTCCTCGGCCAGGAAGAGGGCCTGCACGGCGTCCCGGACGTCCGCCGCGGTCGCGTCGAACGCGATCGGCGCGGTCGTCCGGCCCATGAGGGTGAGGGTGAAGGTCCCGGACGGGGACGTGACCTCGTCGGACGTGTCGGTGACGGTGACGCGCTGCACCTCGTCGACGATCAGGCCGGTCCCGGGGTAGCCCGCACCGGCCACGACGGGGGTGCCGACCTTGGAGACGAGGCGGGAGCCCTGCGGGGCGACGAGCGTGTCCAGGAGGGTGACGGCGCCGCGGTCCCCGTGGATCGCCCCGAGCGAGCCGTACTGCGAGCCGAGCCACCGCTCCAGGGTGGCGAGGGCCCGGGCGGGGCTGAGGGGGCCGGACGGGTGCAGGTCCTCGGCGACGGCCGCGAGCCTGCGCCACACGGCGGCCTCGGCCTGCGCCTCCTCGCGGGCGAGCAGGCGGGCGGTCGCGTTCTCCTCGCCCTCCTGCAACTGCCGCGCGCTGGCGCCGCACTTGTCGGTGCCGTAGACGAGGAAGGACTCCGCCTCCCCCGGCACCAGCGCCGGGCTGAAGTCCTTCTCGGTCGCGCCCGGCCCGAAGGTCGAGCACCCGGGGTTCTCGACGGCGCTGACGGGGCCGCAGTCCATGGCCCGCCACTGGATCCCGTTGAAGACGTGGCCGTCGCTCGACTCCCGGAAGGCGACGACGGAGAACAGACCGAACGGCAGGCCCGCGCGGGGCAGCGCCTCTACGTCCTTGGGGGGCGCGTACGACATGGGCGGTCCTCTCTCAGGGGCCTCAGGAGGCCGGGTTCACGTCGTCGTCGTCGTCGTCGTCGGCGGCGCCGTCCTCGCGCTCGGCGGCCTCGGCCTCCTCGCGCTCCTTCGCCTCGCGCTCCTCGGCCGCCCTCACGACGCCCTCCAGCCACGAGACGAGGGTACTCCGGTTCTCGCCGGACCGCTCCGCGTCCAGGACCCGCGAGGCGAGGGCCGCGTCGTCGCCGACCCGGGCCTTCACGTCGTCGATGTTCTCGTGGGGCGGGGGCCCCGCGGTGGCCGCCTCGGCGCCCATCACGTTCACCCCGTCGCTCAGGATCTCGCCGCTCATGTCTGGTGCCTCTCCGCTCTTGTCTGGGACGATCTGGTCGGGGAGGGGGACCGGCCCCCGTTGAAAGGCCGGTCCCCCAGTCCGATCAGACCTCCACGGCCGCCGAGGTGCCGTTGGCCAGGATCGCCACGCCGCCGTGCGTCGCGCCGTCCGCGGAGAACGGCACCGTCACGACCCGGGAGTCGTGCAGGCGCTTCAGCACCAGGAACGGGTCCTCGGTGAAGAGGGCCGTGTAGTCGTTGGTGCCGAGGAGCACGCTGTCGTAGATGTTCTCCAGCGTGATCGCGTCGTCGACGCCCTTGACGAAGGTGCCCGCCGCGTAGAGCAGGAACTGGATCGAGCCCGGGAACGCGGTGAACGCGGTCGCGGCCGTGGTCGAGACGTCCTGCCAGTCCACGACGTACTGGACGTTGACGTTGCGCGCCGTGAACCAGCCGCGGATGCGGGCGTCCGAGACGTCGAGCAGGTCCACGCCGAGGCGCCGGGCGAGGTCCGCCCGGAGCACGGCCGGGGCCCACGTCGGGAGCAGGACCTCCAGCGTGGCGTCGTCCGCCATGCGGTTGATCGCCCGGAAGTGGATCGCCTGCAGGTCGATCGCCGTGAGGATCGGCGCCGCGGCGCCCACCTGCCCGGCCGGGAAGGTCACGGCGGTGGACTCGGCCACCATGGAGTTGATGACGGAGGCCGACATCTTGTGCGCGTGCGCGGTGAGCGCCTTGCTGATGTAGTCCTCGATCACCTCCGGGTAGCCGCGCTGCTGCAGGAGGCCCGCGCCGATGCAGACGCCGCAGTAGCCGAGGCGGGTGTCCTCGAAGTCCGGGCACGGGACGGTCACGCAGGGCTTGGTGCCCGCCGTGTTCGGCTCGCCCTCCGTGTAGAGGCCGTCGATGTCCTCGGCCTCGGTGTAGCAGAAGCCGGTGTCCTCGAAGACGGTCCGGTAGTCCGGGCCGAGGGTGGTCCGCACGCCGCCGCGGGTGACCTGGATCTCCGGCAGCGACACGAGGTTGGCGGCCTCGCTGATGTCGGCGGCCAGTTCGTACAGCGTCTCGGACGGGGCGCACCAGCCGCCGGAGGCCACGAGCGAGCCCTGCGGCAGGTTGGCCTCGTTGGCGGCGAAGGCCATGGCGTCGCGGGGGTCCTCGCCCTCGACGACCGCCTCCTTGGCGAACGTGCGCGGCATCTTCGCGATGGTGAACCGCTCCGACTGGCGCACGTTCTTCTGGCGGGCCGCCATGTAGGACGAGGCGTTGAAGCCGCCGAGGCGGCTGTTGATCGCCTTGGCCATGTCCTTGATGGACATCGGCGTGCCGACGTCGTAGCCCGCGGCGCCCTGCGCGGCCACGGCGAACGCGGTCGGCTTCTCCGGGGCGGGCTCCTCCTTGACCCCGCCGGAGCGGAGGTCGCCGAGGTTGATGTTGATGGGGGCGCGGCGGGCGCCCCCGGAGCGGCGGGCGCGGCCCCGGGCCGCGGCGGCCCGCAGGCTGGACGGCTCGACCTTGTCGGCCTCGCCCTCCTCCTCGTCGGCCTCCTCGGCCTCCTCGTCGGCCTCCGGCTGGCCCTCGGAGAGGACCTGCGCGGCGAGGCGCTTGGCCTTCTCGGCGACCTCGGCCCGGGCCGCGTCGCGCTTGTTGGTCTCGGCCCGCAGGGCCTCGACGCCCTCGGCGATCGCGGAGAGCGCGTCGAGCGCGGTGTCCTCGGTCGGGGCGCCGCCCTCGTAGCCCGCCTTGAAGGCGTCCACGGCGGCGGTGTGCAGAGCGTCGAGGTCCGAGTCGCTGAGGGTGCTCAGGTCCTCGGGGATCGTGATGGTGTCGGTGCTCACTGGTGGTTCCTCTCGTGAGGGTCTTACGGGTCTGTGGGTCCTGCCTCACCCGGCCCTCACGCCAGCGGTGCGTCGATCATACCCCGGCCTCGCCGGGGGCGCTTCACATGTTCTTCGGGGCGATCTTGCCGAGCCCGCTGTTGGAGGTCGGCTTGACGCCCGACACCTTGCGGACGCCGTTCTTGATCTGCTTGACCTTGGGGGCCTTCTTGGGCGACTGGGTTGCCATGGTGCTCACCTCCTCGCCTACATCTCGAAGCGGCGGCCGCGGAGGCCGAGCCACTGGCGGGTGTACGACCGGGCGGAGAACGGCACGTCCGTCTGGCCCGTGATCATCTGGCGCAGCCGCTCGACCTCGGCGAAGACGTCGTCGAGGGCGGTGCCGACCCGGTTGGCGCCGTCCTCCGTGCCGCCGGGCGCGTCGGCCGCCGACATGAGCAGGGCCTCCAGGCGGGAGAGTTCCGCCTGCGCGGCGGCGAGCGAGGGGGCGGCGTCGCCGCCCGCGTCGACGGCGACCCGCGTGTCCTCCAGCCGCTCGATGAGGGCCTCCAGGGTGGCGCCGACCTCGTCGGCCCCGTCCTCGGGGAAGTTGCCCGCGTCGATCTCGCCCATGAGCGCGTCCTCCAGGGCGACCGCCCTGTCCTCGGCGGCGCGGGCCTGCGACTGCGGGCCCTCCGCGGCGGGGGCGTCGGCCCCGCCGTCGATGATCGCCCGCGTGGCCTCGGGGTCATACGACGCGGGCGCGTTGCGGACGCCGTTCTCGCGCTCCGCCTCGTCCATCGCCTTGCGGATCTTGGTCGCCTCCTCGCGGAGCCGCGCGGCCTCGGCCGGGTTGCTGCCCTCGACCTTGCGGGCCTCCTCGTACAGCGCGTCCGGGTCGGGGCCCGGCGGGTGCTCGAAGTCCCAGTTCGGGTTGTCCGGCCCGAACGGCGCCCCCGCCTCGGGCTGTACGGCGTCGCCGTCCGCGGGCCCGCCCTCGGCGAGGTAGTCCTGGACCAGTTCGTCCTCGGTGAGGTCGTCCACGACGTCCTGTCCGTAGCCCTTCCCGACCAGGAAGTCCTTCATGTCCTGGACGCTGGCGTCGACCTCGGGCGTCGCCTCCGGGGCGTTGGCCCCGCCCTCGGCCTCGTAGTCGGCGCGCACCTCCGCGTCGGTCAGGTCGTCCACGACGTCCTGCCCGTAGCCCTTCTCCTCCACCAAGAAGTCGCGCATCTCCTGCTGCGTCGCGGGCGCCTCGGGCGCCTCGGGCGCCTCAGGGACGTCAGCGGGGGACAGGTCCTCCGGGACGACCTTCACGTGGAGTCCGTCCGGGGTGCCGTTGTCGATCTTGACGACCACGCCGTTGGGGTACTCCTCAACGACAGTTGCGTCGCGGTCGCTGCCGAGGTACTTGACCTTGACCGGCGCGCCCGGCGTGAGGTCCAGCGCGTCGGCCTCGGGCGCCTCGGGCAGGTCGCCCGGGTCCTCGCCGGGCAGGGCGTCCTCGTCGCCCGGCACCGACCGGACCACGTTGTCGCCCCCGGCGAGCAGGTCGTCCACGCTGACCTCCGTGCCGAGGGGCACGTCGTCCGGGTAGGCGCTCTCGGTGATCCTCCAGGACCCGTCCTCCTGCTTCTCGGCGGTGAACTCGCTCTCGCCGCCGTCCGCCGGGGCGACGTCCACGCGCTGCCCGGGCTGCTTGAGGTCCAGGTCCTCGGCCTCCAGGGGCGGGCCCACCGGCTCCGGGCTCGGCGGCTCGGCGGCGTCGCCCTCGTCCGCGAGGTCGTCGGGGCCGTCCATGAAGCGGACGTCGTTGTCGCCCCCGGCGAGCATGTCGTCCACGCTGATGTCCGTGCCCAGGGGCACCTCGTCCGGGTAGGCCGACTCGGTGATCTTCCACGAGCCGTCCGGCTGCTTCTCGGCGGTGAACTCGCTCTCGCCGCCGTCCGCCGGGGCGATGTCGACGCGACTGCCCGGCGTCAGGGAGTCGAGTTGCGGGCCGTCCAGCGGCGGGCCGGTCGGCTCGGGGCTCGGCGGCTCCGCGGCGTCGTCCTCCGGGCTGAGGCCCTCGACGATCTTCTTGTTCTCCTCCATGCCCTCGGGGGAGAGCAGGTCGTCCCACGGGTCGTCGCCCTCGCCGATGCCGTCCCCGTCCGCGCCGATGCCCTCGTCCTCCGCGCCGATGCCCTCGTCGCCGAGCAGGGACAGGTCGCTCTCGGCGAGCGCGTCGACGCCCTCCTGGACCTCCTCCAGGGTGCCGCCGATGCTGGCGGCCTCGTCCTCGTCGATGGTGCCGTTGTCGGCGTGCGTGAACAGTTGCGCCTCGATGTCATCCAGGAACTCACGGGTCCGGGCCGCGGCGTCCTTGGCGAGGTCGCCGTCCCCGGCGCGCAGCGCGTCGGCGGCCTCCTGCGCGCTGGTGGTCGCGCCCTGCACGGCCTCGTCCAGCATGGACGACTCGCGGTCGTTCATCCCGGCGAGCCCGCCGGAGTCGACGGAGGACGCGAGCAGGTCGTCGAGTCGCTTCACGAGCGCGTCGGGCATGTCGACGAAGCGGCCGGACAGGCGTCCGTTGCCCTTCGGTACGCGCCACTGGTCGGGGTTGTAGGCGAAGGCGCCGGACGCCTTCAGGGACTCGTCGCCGGACCCGATGTCCGTCTCCGCGTTCATGAGGGACAGGTCGGCGTTCTTCAGGGCGAGTAGGGCGTCGCGGGCCTCGTCGATCCACTGGCGGTAGGAGGTCCGGGCCTCGTCGTCGATCCTCTCCTGCCGCCACGCCTCGTCCACGTTCGAGCGGACGGCCAGCAGGTTCTCGTGCGCCGCCGTCGCGAAGTTGCGGAGGTCGTCCGACCCGCGGGACTCCGGCCGGGACAGCATGTCCCGGGCGGCCGCCGCGTTGGACTGCGCCTTGTCGAGGTACCCCATGGCGATGCGCTGGTGGGGCTCCGGGAGGGGCTCGACCTCGAAGTGCGTCTTGAGGCCGTCCACCTGCACGTCTGGCATGTCGATCCACTGACCGGCGCCGGGGTTGCCCTTGGGCATCCGCCACTGGTCGGGGTTGTAGGCGAAGTTGCCGGTGTCGGTTTCCATGCTGCCATTGTAACTGGCAGGGCCGGTCCGCACAAGGGCCCTGCGGCGGGCGGAGGCCAGCGGGGACCGCTCGGACGCCTCGCGGCGCAGGGCCGCGGCGGTCCGCTCGACCCGGGCCAGGGCCTCGGAGCGGGCGAGGTCCGCGGCCAGCGCGGCGA